CGTATATATGTGCTCTCGTGTAAAAAACCTCGGATAACCCCCGAACGATACACCGCCTGTAATGCCGTCAACCTCGCCGTTGCCAGTGTCTGCCCACCAGCTGCCCCCTGCGAGACTGTCATAGTCTGCCCACACAAGCGGATCGCCCTGGTTCGTGCAGTAAATGCTTCTGTCTTTGGCTGCCCAAACTCTGTTGTTGTGTGCAAAAGCAATGTCAACATCGGGGATATCTCGCTTTATGTTCACCATGGTTTCGGTCCATTCGCTTTCGGCGTCAGGCGCTTTGAATGTGTTCTCATAAAATTTCAGCGTGTTTCCGCTTACCTCGCGTATTATCGCTGTCTTATTGTTTGCCTCCTGTTTTTCGCAGCCTTCTATTTTGACCGCGTCTCCGGCGCGGAAGGCGTTGCGGTAGAGGTTTATCTCAAGCGTCGTGTTGTGCCTCAGCTCGATTGTGCTGTCCGTGAAGGAGCATTCGAGCTTAATCTCGGCCTCCATGCTGCCAAGCTCATAGCCTACGAAGTCCACTCCGCCGGCGCTGTATTTGTACAGCCCCGTTACCCTTCCGAGACTGCCGTCAACATCGCTTGTAACGTTCAGCAGCTCTCCCTCTGCAAATGTGTGCGTGCTGCCGCCTATCGTAGTAGTCTTTTTGAATTTCCCGGCCTCACCTCTCGCCGCGGCAAACTCCGCTCCCGTCATCTGCGTTGCACCCTTGCAGCGTGTGTCGAAATACATCTTGAACGGCAGCAGTATCACATAGTCTCCGCAGGCCACTATTTTGGCTCTCACCGGATCATATTCGCTCGAAAATGTGTATTCATTCCCGTTGTATATAAAGCTGAAGCCTGTCGTTGTTTTTGTTATGTATGCTGTTCGGCCGTTAACCTCCGCCGCTGCAAGAACTTCCCCCGTGTAAGCGCCTGCTTTCCATCGGTGTGAGCGTGTCGCTAATATAGGGTATTCGTCCGATGTCATATCTAAAAGCGACAAAACTTCGCCGTTACCAGCGCCCGGTGAAGCGCTGATAACGCCGAAGCCGTTTTGTGTCGTCCTACCGTAATTGTGGGAAAACGGTGCATTGTTTACGAACATTTCTCTCCTCCTTCGGGCAGCCCTTTTTTGGGGCTGCCCTTTGGTCATTCACTTTTTGTTGCCAATGTCGTCTGTTTTGTCTTTAAGTTTTTTTATCCCGCTCGTGAGCCAGTTCGGAACAGGTGCGCCCAATGCCTGGGCGTTTTCGGCTATTGAGCCGATCTCCGTGAATATGTACCACATTGTCACCAGCGGCCCGAACAGCGTGTCATATTCGATTGGCAGCTCTATCCCCAACCCCGTCATTCCTATTTTCATCGCCAGGTCGCACATGAATGCCGCAACAACGGCCACTATCTCTCCCCCCTTGTGCCAGCGTCCTTCTCTGCTTCTCGCGCTGTTCCAGCTGTCTGCTTTTTTCGCAGCGCATGAGCCCGTAGTCCAGTCGATTATGATGAGTGCAAGGAAGAGCATCACCGCCCAGCCTGCCCAACCTATAAGCCCTGTGATTATCGCCGCAAGTGCAGCCACAGCGCCTTTGATCTCGGTTATTTTATCCGGTGCGTTCATGCTGCCCCTCCTATTCCACGTTTATCGTCAGTTTAAGGTTGTCCTTAAACTCCGCAAACAGCGCATCCTTGTCGATGCTGTTATCCGGCAGGGCTGCTATCAGCGCCTTGCACATGCGTAGATTGATAATCATCGTGCGCAGCATGTCCTCGGTGACGTACAGGCCGCGCTCATCACTGTAGCCGTTGAAGCCGAGGCCGACAAGCTCCTGCGCCTCTGCCTGATAGCCTTTCGGCATCTCGCCTATCGTTTTGTATCTGGTCATTTCATCGTCCTCCGTTTTATTTGTGTATTTCGGGCGGCCGAAGCCGTAAACCGTATTGTCGAGCTTGCGCGTGACGCGCTGCACAGCGTTACCGTAGTTGCCCTCTATTGTGGTAAAAGTTCTGCCGTTTACTGTCTCCACAATGCCGGTATGGCACGGCTGCCCGTCGGTGTCACGTCTAAAATACTGATCGCCGACCTCCGGCTTGCTGCAAAGTCTGCCCTGAGCTGCATAATATTTAGCCCAGCTTATGCAGCTCGCGCCATACGGTCCGGTAAGGCACAGTATCTCCTTCGCCTCGTTTCCGGCTATGCGCCAAAAGCACCACGCAATAAAGCTTGTGCACCACTCATAGCCCTGTTTTGCGTTGTTCCAGAATTTTGCCTTGTCCAGCTCAGACTGAAACATCGTGAAGTTGCCGCGCCCGGCGTTATCCGTGAAGCTGTATAGGTCTTTGTTCGATGCTTTCTCCTTGTAGCCTATATACTTTGCTGCAAGCTCAAGCACCTGTTTTGGGCTTATGTCCATTGTTTATCCCTCCATTTGACAGATATATTTTCCGAGTTTCATTTCATTTTTCAATGCTGTCGTGTCGGTCTGCTTGACCCACACGCCGTTTATCTTCTTGTACGCGGCCTGAGCCGGTGTACACGGTCTGTGCGGAAAAACTCGGCGTAGCGCTCTTGGCCTGCGCCTTTATGCTCTCACCGCCGTAGTTGCCCGTAACACCCAGTATCACCACACCAGCCTTGATGTTGCCGGGGATGATCTTTGCCTGCTCCGCCGCCGTTATGCCGACCTTGCCGCTGCCGTCATGATAGCCCTGCGGAACGGTGTACTGCCCGGTCTTGGTGGATATGCCACCGGTGACAGCACCGTTGTTGGGCATCGTGCCGGTGATCTTCGCGCCTCTGGCGTGTGCGGTCTTGCCTGCGATCATCTCCGCCGCTGCAACGGTGTCATCGGATGTATCGCTGTCGTATGCGCATGTGCCGGTCACGGGTGCGCCGGACTTGTCGTGAAACGTGCTGCCCTTGAGGACATGCGCAGCGTCCGCAGTGTCGCCGGTGAGGTCTATAAGCGTCTCTCCGCTCGACAGCACGACCTTGTTTGTGTATTGATTTTCAGCCATCAATCAAGCCTCCTATGTATACTGTTCGGCCTCCTGCCGCATTGGACACGCGCTGAACCTCTATCGGCGCAACGACCACATTGTCGGCCATGAGCTTGTTCCGGGTTTCAAGGGTCTGCTTCGTAAAGTCCGGGTCGATATCATATTCGCCCGTGTATACCTCGATATCCCCCGGCGGTCGCTCGTGCAGCACGCCGAAGTCAACCGGGAATGCTTCTTCGGCGCGAAAGTTTATCCTGTACGCAGCCACACCATGCACCTACTTCCACTTGCCCTTGGCGTAATATCTCACAAAGCCGGTGATGGAGTTCGAGGATGTCGGGCGGATAACGTAGACTGTAGCAGGTTTTGTCTTTGGTGACGATGAGCTTGTACCGGCAGACCACACCAAGCCGCCTGTGCCGGAATACGTTTCAAAGGTCATTTGCAAATTAGGGTTTGCCGTAAACGTAAACGGGTAATTGCTGATTGTGATATTGCCTGTGCGATACCAGTTTCCGACCGTAGTTGTGCAGGCCATGCCGCTGACCGTGGCCGATGCCCAGCACTCGGCGTCTCCGTTGCTCCATTTGCGATACGTCCAATTGCCGGATGAACCCTGCTCTACGATGTAGTCCTTAACGCCCATATCGCCGAGCAGCTCAGCCGGTGTTCGATAGTAGACCCATCCCGACCCGTCAAGCACTGCTACCTTGCCCGGCGTCGAGCCTAAATCGCTTGCGCCTGTGGTTTGCAGCCATGTACCGGTAAGGTGCTGGCCGGTAAGATTGCCGGTCAGCGTGCCACCGGACTTGTCAAGCTTTCCGTCCAACGCTGCCTTGACGACCTTGTTCTGGACAGGGTTCGTGCTCGTGCCGCTCAAGGCGCTGTCTACGGTCACAGCGTCCGGTATGCTCTGCACCGCTGCGGCAAGGTTGGCCGCTGTCTGCGCCGAGGGCATGGTCGCGCCCTTGCTCTTGGCCGCTGTGTATGCCGCGCTCACTGCGTTTTTAAGCCTGTCTATCTGCGATTGTACACTCATGCGGTCTCACCTCATATCGCCGCGAGGGCGTTTTCAATGTCGGCTGTGAGTGATACCTTGCCGCTGCCGTTGTGATACCCGGTCGGGATTGTGTATGTGGTTGCGGTCAGGCCGTCAATCGTTGCCTTTACCGCGCCGTTATTCTTCATCGTACCAGTTACCTTTTCCACCGTGCTTTTTTCGTCGTTGCCGCCCCACAGGAATGTCCCCTCAAGTAGATTTGCGGCGGTCGCTTGGTTGCTTGGCATAGTAGCCTCACTAATAATTGTAGTGACCGTTTTCTTCGCGTCGGTATAACCCTCCGGTATAGAGCCTACGATAACGCTGCCAAGCACCTTGCCAGAGTCGGGGACGATTATCTGCTGTGCCTCGGTCGGCGTAACGGTCTTGAAGTCAATCCCGATACTTACTGCGCCCTTGCCGTCGTGGTAGCCTTCAGGAATGGTAAAGCTCTCGTTGCCCTCCGACGTGTCCAGTACCTTTG